CCCCCCGGCTTTGGCCGCGGCGGCTTTGGCCGCGGCGGCGGCCGAAAGCTACGCAAGGGCCGCAGCAGGAGAAGGCGGTGACAGTGACAATTTAGACCGCCGAATATTTCAAACCGGCACTCGGGGAAAAGAATTTGGGGCAAAAATTTCTAAAAGTGCCCGTTTCAAATCTTCATTGGTCTAAAAATATTCAGTGGCAGTAAACAAACAAACATTTTAAAATGTTCATTAGTCTAGGTCAGACTCACAAAGAGAGTCTTGACATTAAGAGTACTTAATTTCGGCAATTGGCGGTATACCTTTACAAAAATATCATTAATAAATATAGATGGTGACGCGTAATCTGAAGACTCAGGGCAAGGATCGTAATCGTAATCGCAATCGGTCCAGACGTAATAGGGTGCACCGTGGTGGAGCCATTAGTTGCAATAATGCCCGTACTATTTTAGCGAATCCGAATTCATCAATGGTTAAAAAGATGGCAGCAAAGGTTCAAGCGAAACAATGTAATTTTGAAAATGCAGATCAGGCGAATGCCCAAGCGGTACAAAAAACACAAAATACAATTCATGGGGCATCATCTCTTGGTGTAGTAAAAAATTCCGGCAGCGTTATTACGCCTAATAAACGTTTCTATAACTATCGCGCAAGAGAGGGTGAATACGTTAAATGCAACACCGGCCTAAAAACTAAAAATGGCCGCTGTATTGGCAGCAGCACGCCGGTGCCATATGTAGAATAAATTGGTAGTTAGCGCGTTTTTAACTCTATGGCATATCCACAAGAATCTGTAGAATGGCCCTACGGCAAACCCAACCTCCCCACACTTGTTTCTATAGCAACAAATGTGAATGGTCCCAGGCCTTTATCAAAGAGGTATCTACTACACCATACAAGGGTGAATTCCATTTTGTGTGTATTGATACGACTCCAAGGGGGCAACTCCCGAATTGGCTGAAACAAGTACCAACGCTTGTAATCAAAGGCGATGAGGAACCTATCAAGGTAAATGGTGATGTAATGAATTGGATTTATGAGAGGAAGTTGAAAGATACTGCTAGGTCACCAGCTGTTGCAATACGACCTACGGGTGGCACAAGTAGCAATTCCGCTACAGCCATAGATGAACCCGAAGCCTGGAATATTTCCGAAATGGGTGGAAAACTAAGTGAATCCTACGGTGTGTTAGTTGACGGTAGTGGGGCCAGCGTGGAAAGCAGTAGTTCTAAAAACTTTGATTTTGGTTTTTTGAACGGTAATGCTGCACCCGGTGACAGAACTATGCAGGGTATCGGGGGAACCGTAAATAGACAAGAGCCAAGTCGTTCCAAATCAAAGAAGGAGGAGATGTTTGATAAACAAATGGAGGCTTATCAAAGAAGTCGAGAGTCGGGTATGCCACAGACAAGGCCACGTCCTAGTTGAATAGATATATTAGACTAGGAGTGTTTAAATTAAACACTCCACGGTAAAAAATGAATATATTCACTCCAATAGATTCGGGTATAGAATGGCAAGTTTTCAAAATATTCAGACACCCTCGGAAAGGACGCTTCAGTTCACTCTGACGCCTACATCATATCCATACGCTAATACTCTGCGCCGAGCCATTATGACTCTTGTGCCATCTGTAGCATTTCGGTCTGACCCACCCGGGGTTGTACTTGATGTACCCGATATCAAGATTGGCCAGAATGACAGCAATACCCAGCCGAATGAACTTCTTGCACACCGTATTAGTTTGATCCCAATTCATGGGATAGATCCTCTGAAGTGGGACCCCGATCGCTTAATCTTCAAGCTGGATTTGACCAATGAATCTCCAGATCCCCGTGATGTCATGGCGGCAGATATCCAGGTATTTGAGCGGCGCAAGGCAGCGGATATGTCTGATACTTTGGTGGAAGTACCCGGTCGCACATACTTTCCTGTTCACACTTTGACAAGGGACACGTGCCTTATTACTACCCTCCCCGGAAAGCGTAGCGCGACTGCACCAACCCTCAAGGTCGAGGTGCGTGCTACGATAGGCACCGGTCGAGAGCATGCTCGTTTTATTCCCGTATGCCAGGCATCTTATGCTTACACCTTGGACACCAGTACTGAGCGCCGAAATGCCCACTTTGAGAAGTGGCTGGTACGCCATAAAAACGTGGAACCCGAGAGCCTGAAACAGGATGAGGTAAGGCGTGGAGAACTGGACCGCGAATTCAAAACTATGGAGATTCAACGAATTTACAAGATAGATGAGAAAGGAGAGCCAAACAGTTTTGACTTCCAGATTGAAACTATTGGCACGATGGCCGCTAGGGCAATTGTAGAGCGGGCACTTCTAGGGCTGGTCCAGATGTGCGACCTATTTGTGGGACTCGGTGCCGGTGATCTACCATATACAATCAACGCCGTTCCATCAGATACATTGATGACTGGATTCGACTTTGTAATTCAGAACCAGGATCACACGTTTGGTAACATGATCCAAACATGGTTGGTAGATAACCATGTAGAAGGTGAGGCGATGCCACACATTACATTTGCCGGTTACAAAATTCCTCACCCTTTGAAAGATGAGTTATTACTGCGTATTGGTGTGGAAGATGGAAATGAGTTGACCGCTAGAACAGCAATTGCAGAGGCTGCTAAAGGCTGTAAGGCAATGTTTCAAAGCTGGCTGCAGGCATGGACGGGTGGTCCTCTAGGGGGCTCTTCTATGACTGGGAAATCAGCTGCGACTGCTGCAGCAGGAAAAAGGCTACTAAAACTCAAACGCACTACAGTGGCTCCTACAGTTGGCGCTGCCTCATAAATATTCCAGTAATAAATAGATATGAGAACACGACTCTTATATTTTATTTTTCTAAAGGCCCTTATTGTTATACAATTTATCTTTATTATGGCTAAAAAACATAGTGCTAGTTCTAAAATATATATATTTACAGATTCTATATTCAAACTATCCCTTGCTCTTTATATTTTGATATTTGTCTGGACAAGTTCCTATGAGGGACTGCGGTGGGAAGAAAAGATGGTTTTTTCATTTTCAGCAGCACTTTTAATTTATGATATAAATTACACCGCAGTTGTGGATGAATTGGCAAAAGTATTTCCGGATAATATATTATTTGCACATTTGCGTAGAGTAGAACAGATAAAAGCGGATTCATAATAAATTAAAGACCATAATACGATGAGAGGAGTTTTACGTATCCTACCCACTTATTCCAGGGGATTAGAGTAATACCAGACAATACAATAGCAGTTTCAATAAATGGCTTTAATGCACGCATGGCTCCAGCAATAGACACCGAATTATAGGTACTAGCCAGTAAGGCCTTATCAAACGAGGGTTTTCCTACACGGGCATTTACATTCTCATGGAAATCGTAGACCCAGTCTATTAGCCACTCGTTCAGATCTGAATATGGTACTGTCTTGATAGCAGTTATAGGACGGCTATTAATCCACTCTTCTGCGTGCATACGGCACATGGCACAGGGGATCATTTTGGGGAGAGTTTGAATGAGGTTTATCCACTGCCTAACTTCGTCGTCGTGAAAAGATGGAAAAATTGCTTTGCCACTTTTCTGTGCTAGGGTGTGTAAAACTGTCCAAAGTACAGGGCCCCAATGCTCCGATTCGGGGTAATCTGGTAAGGGTTTCTGACATGAACAAGGCATCTTCCTATTCGTTAGGATGATGCCTTATTTATAGCCGGGACGCGGATCTAATCAATCTCCTCAATCTTAGGACCAGTCGCAGGTGCCTCTGCGTTACGCGTCTCACCAACCTTTGATGCGTCATCCGCCGCATACAACTTCATAAAAAACGGCCGAAATACCTCCTCAGCCTCTTTCTTCTTGTCCTCGTACTCAGACTTCTCCGTAGATGGTGGGGCCACCTCCAACCATCCAATAAACTCGTTGGTTTTCTTTAAATTCTCATCACAGAGTGATAACCCCAGCTTCTCCCGAGTCTTTTCATCATTCAGAGAGTTGCGTACGTTATAGACATAGGACTCTAGGCTATTCCGCGCCTCAACCGTCTCCATGCGCGCCTTGTCCTCCGCCTCAAATGAGGCCGCCTCAGACACCATGCGCTCAATATCCTGCTTGGACAGCCGCCCTTTGTCATTCGTGATAGTGATCTTCTGGGACTTGCCCGTGGACTTCTCCGCCGCGCTGACATTCAGGATACCATTGGCGTCCACATCAAAACTCACCTCAATCTGCGGCACGCCACGGGGCATCGGCGGAATCCCGTCCAGCTGGAACTTCCCAAGCAGATTGTTATCCTTCGTCATGGCACGCTCACCCTCGTACACCTGAATGAGAACACCAGGCTGGTTATCCGCGTACGTGGAGAAGGTCTGCTGCTTCTTGGTGGGGATCGTAGTATTGCGCGTGATAATCTTGGTCATTACACCACCGGCAGTCTCCAGGCCCACGGACAGAGGAATTACGTCCATGAGGAGGAGCTCACTGGTCTTGTCATTGCGATCCTTGGGCGCCGTGAGAATGTGGGCCTGCACGGCCGCACCGAACGCCACGGCCTCATCGGGATTCACAGAGTCATTCAACTTCTTACCATTGAAATACGAGGTGAGCAGCTCGCGGATCTTGGGGATACGCGAGGAGCCACCCACCATCACAATCTCGTGAATGTCACCCTTGGTCATCTTGGCGTCCTTGAGCAGCCCGTCAAGAGGCCGGATACAGCGGGTGAAAAAGGGCTCACACAGACTCTCAAACTTGGCGCGAGTAAGGGCAGTCTGGAAGTCGTGCCCCTCCGCAATACTGTCCACCTCAATCTGGGCCTGTGTAGATGAAGAGAGAGCCCGTTTAGCGCGCTCACAAGCAGTACGCAGGCGACGGAGAGCCTTTGCGTTCTGAGTAATATCTAGTTTAGTCTTCTTCTTGAACTCTGCGACGCACCAGTCCACTATCGCATTGTCAAAGTCCTCACCCCCCAGATGAGTGTCACCGGCCGTGGCCTTGACCTCAAAAATACCATCATCCAATGTCAACACCGACAAATCGTGCGTGCCACCACCACAGTCAAAGATTAGCACATTCTGCTCACCCCCCGTTTTCTTGTCGAGACCGTATGCAATAGCCGCCGCAGTGGGCTCATTGATAATACGGAGCACATTGAGGCCCGCGATGAGGCCGGCGTCCTTCGTGGCCTGGCGCTGAGAGTCATTGAAGTACGCGGGCACCGTCACTACCGCATCCGTGACTTTGTCACCAAGATACGCCTCAGCAGTTGCCTTCATCTTCTGCAGAACCGCCGCCGAGATTTCTTCGGGCGTGAAAGTCTTAGACTCACCGCCCACAGTTACCTCAATGAGAGGCTTATCACCAGTTCCGGCCTTGACCTTGAAGGGCCAGTGTGTCATATCCGACTTCACAGAAGCATCGGTCATCTTGCGACCGATTAAACGCTTGGCATCAAACACGGTATTTGCAGGGTTGGCGGCGGCCTGTGACTTTGCCGCATCGCCGATGAGACGCTCCTCGGCTGTAAATGCCACATACGAGGGGGTAGTCCGATTACCCTGGTCATTCGCAATAATTTCTACACGGTCATTCTGCCAAACTCCAACGCACGAATACGTAGTACCGAGGTCAATCCCAATTGCAGGCATTATGATTGTATAAGTATAGAAATTTTTAAGCCTTTAACTGTATTTAAGCCTTTGGCACACGGTAGATTAGTTTCCGCTATTATTTTAAAATGGTCGTGATAATTAGAAATAGGGTAAAATGGCGGCTCCTTTAACAGAATTAGACCTTTATAAATATCAACATATATTTTACCTCTATTCAGAAAATAAAGCGCCCGGTAATGCTGATACGATTTTTAATCATCCCTCATTCAATTCAAGATATGGCCTTGAATTAGAGTTTTGTTCAAATGTAAATAAATATGTAATTGCAAATCGTATGAATTCGTGCATGTGGAATCAAAATTCGGAATGGTGGGGGGCAAATTATAATGGTCTAGAACGAATGGATACACAGGTGGCGGGCGGTGCTAAATCCTTGACAAATAATGACAGTTATGATGAGTGGTCTAGTTTTTTTATTGAAGTTGTTGAAGATAGACATTCTTCAACACATAGGGGTGATGAAAGATGTGGCAATCGGGGGTCAGCAGGTTCAAAAATAGAATATGACGGTAGTGTTACAATTAATAATGAAAAACGTGGACTGACTCTATGGTCAAATTCAACTAGTGTTGAAAGACCAGGAGGGGGAGGTAACCTTCATTTTCCATACACGAATTTAAAGGAGAGCGTTGATGGAGGCCTGTGGAATAAATGGACAGTAAACTGGAGAGGTTTGAGAGATGTTATATGCGATGCAAATTATGATACACCACCTGATAATACCAGCGCCGAATTTACAAGAAAGGATGGATATATTTGGCATATGGCTGAAGCCGCAGCTACCGTTAATCAACAAGAGAGAAAACTTATTATGTGGTATAAAAATGAGTACGTGTCCCCCATATTAAACAACGAATATATACTATATCCTTTAGCACTTTCTTATAACGCCGCAAATCAGAGTGTAGTTAAAGCTGGAACTTTACCCTATGGATCATTATTGATAGATAATATATTTAATCATATGAAATCCCATACAAATGTTATAGCTGTTCAAGATATGGGGTTTCATCTCCATTTATCGGAATTTCCCAGGATATACTGTATAAATGAGCGCAAAATGATGATTATCGGGTTTGTTAAATTATTCTATATGTTTGAACCGATGTTTTATGCATGTCACCCAGCCTATCGTGCATCCTCAAAGTACTGTCAATCTTTACAGAGTGTACTTTCTTATGAAAATGTAAGGGCAGCAGATGAAACTTTCATATGGAATTATTTCGTAAATAATCCGCACGTATATGATCAAGGTAATCGTAAAGGTCCGCTTCCAGCCTATGAGCGCAGAGAACTGGGATCAAGATACCTTTCAATCAATTTGAAAAACTGTGTTGAAGGAGGCATAGGTACAATTGAAATTCGGTTAGGTCATAGTTCATTTTCTTCCAAATTTGTACAAGCATATATCAACGCATTACAGTCGCTATTTCACTTTAACTTGTCGCTCCATTCTCTAAATCGGACCAATGGCCTTACATACTGTCATCATCAAAATACCATATTAGATTTAATGACAACTAGAAATGTATTGCCTAGCTATTGCTATGGGGGCAATGACTACTATAATACCAGACCGCATGCAGCTGATATATATAACCCCTTATTACCGCCGACATTTGCAGGAAGACCCATCTACGGTTTTTTTGTATCAAATCCAGATAGAGCACAAAGAACTTCAATAATACGCCATTTAGTATTGTTCTTTAATATATTAACAGGTGCAAAAGATTCTCTACAAATTTTAACCGAATATATAAATTATTATCATACTTCTAATAGAACTTGGAATTCACAGGATAGTATTGACAGAATTGATTTTTATAATTTAACACAATTATTTGATGTTCATATTTTTCCTAATGTACCACGACCGCCTCCCGATTTTACCACACTTAGAAATCCTACACCACCGCCGGCCTATGTTAATGATGCTAATTTAACAGGTGCGCTACTAGTAGGTCCTCCCGCAGCAGGCTATATCTGGCCAGGGCATTATACTGGTGGAAACTTCATCTCTATCATTACTGCATGGGAAGCGGCTGGTAGGGTTGCTAGAGCCCCCAGATATTGGAATAATTTTTCACCTGTATTATCTGGTAGATGGTATGTAATTCATCCAGATAAACATGGTGTTGCAAACCCATATGATCACGCATGTAGCACATGTTCATCTCCTGTAGATAACCATAATGAATGTGCTGGACTTTATAATCGGGGAGATTATCCAGAAGAATCTACGAATGCAAGAAATCGTACGAATGAAACCTTTCTATATAGAAAACAATGCCCTGAGCCAGATGGAGCAATAATAGATGAATATGGTAAAACTCAGACAGAATTAATCAATTATAAGTTTAAAAGAAGCCCTGCGGGTAGACGTTTTACGGGGGGCGCACGTATAGGAAGCTCGCGTACAGGAAAGTCACACACTGCATCAAGTCATACGAATACACCAGGCCGCCATTCAACAACTAGAAAGCCGTCACATCTGGTCTCCAATAAACAGACTAATAAAAAGAATAATAGTTCAACAAGGTCACATAGAAAAATGAATAGACGGCACACTTTAAGTACAATTACAGATAAAATGGCCAGAGACTTGGAAGTCAGCAGTTACTATGGTCTAAATAGAGAGGCTCCTAATATTGCGGTATTAAAGGATGCATCTGATAATATTTCTGCATATTATGTAAACTGGGTTTCTGAATATACACCTATACCTAGATTGTCTATTATATTGAATACACTGGTAATAAATGGCGTAGTAAATTATGAACAGTTGCAGCTTCTTGCTAGGGCTAAATATATAGACTATCAAATCTTTTCAGTGCAGGATAAAATACATATAGAAAAACTTAGAACCGCCTTGAATGAACTTGGTATAAATGATCAGATAATTGATAAAATTAGACACGCATATGCTACAGTTGCCACAACTTCATCTAGCAGTTTACATACAGGATTTATATTTCAATCAGCACAAGTTATTAAATCACCTTCGTTAAGAAATTCAGCGAAGTTGCTAAATAAGAGAGAGTGGACATTTTAGCTAAGTGGCATTTTAGCCAAGTGGCGTTTTAGCCAAGAGACCTAAGGTCTTTATTACATTTATGGAAAGAAATGATCCTGAATCAAAACAGAAAACCAGGAGTCAGTTTTATAGTACGAGCCAGAAATGAGGAAGCATATCTGGCACGTAATCTAGACAGCCTTTTAGGGCTAACTATACCGCATGAATTTGTTATCATCCTACACAAATGTACAGATGGGTCCAAGGTGATTGTGGAGGCAGCTAAAGCTAGAGGGCAGCCTATTCGGATATTTGAGACTGATCAGGATTTGTCAAAGGCCGGCTATGAAACACTGATCACACCCATTCAATATAAAGAGAATATAGCCACTTTTTATAATTTATGTTTTTCTAAAGCCGAGTACAACTGGATATTCAAATGGGATGCAGATTTTATGGCATCACCTGAACTCATTGGATTTTTGAATTCAGGCCTTGTTATGGATGAGAGAAGTCCGTTGCGCTATAATATCCCATGTCAGATGACAGAAGATGTAATAAATTGCGAGACCTATCTTTCTAATTGCCTCATACTCTTTAAAAAATATATTTTCTGGGAGACACCTGCATTTCTAGGGAATTCTGAAATGCGAGAGATTCATACAAAAATTCATAGCATACCACATACTGTTTTGAAGGAGTATTGGAAAGAGCCACCGTGGTTCATAGGAAAAGATGCATTTTTAGAAGAGCGTTATAAAAAACTTATTGAATTATGCGGTCCTGAACCGATAGGAGCATCTAGAGCACAATGCAAGGATTGCGAGGGACCGTTTTATAATGTGAAATATATGCAGGGTAAGTTAGAGGAAATTGGTATTCAGTTTGTCGAGTGATGTATTAAGCGCTGCGGGGTGTAGAGAGGAGGCCACCACGACCACCACGACCACCAGTCTTAATTATAGGGCGTTCTACTGGAACAGTGCCACCGCAGTCACAAGTCTCAGACATAACCTCTTCCTCACTTTCATCAACAATCTTGCAAGTGTTCTCGTCGCATACCACTCGCGACGCAGGCGGTTGGAACTTACTGTTACTCTCGGGAGGCTGCTCGGTTTCCTTTGCAAAACGGATAATATTGGGGACACCATACTGAGTCTTTAGATGCTCTGTAATCCAATCGATCGTCTCAGCCATACGCAGACTAGTATTCTTAGGGCGCAACTTGTCCAGATAATGCTTGTGTAGACCAAAGACGAGGGGTTGAACAGATTTGGGTAGCATCTTAAAACTGATAGAATGCTCCTTGTGGCAACGGCAGTACCAGGCATACAGATTTTTAGTAGTGGCTCTATATTCTTGTTCAAACTTCTGAAAAGTCTCACTGTCCTCCGTGTAAACACGGAGATATTCTTGCACACGTTTCTCCGCACGTAGCCGCAAGAAACGACCAAAGGCATTAGATTCCGTACCACGGAGATCGCGGCGCACACGGTCGTGGTCGGGATTGCGGAAACGCCAACGCTGCAGGCCTGTGTGAACTGCGATGCCCTGCCAGTACCAAGGTTTTGACACCTTAATATCCTCAAACTTTGCCTTCAACTCTGACCACTCGTTTGCTTTGAAGGTCAGACTGTAGGTCTTTGGCCGCCAAGCAGTGGGTATGTCCTCCGTGAAGAAGTCAATGATACCGTCATCATGGACAACACCGCGATAAATTGCCCAGAAGTTTGCTTTATCCACCGAACGCACAACGCGGTGCTCAGGGTGTGCAACGACAAGACTCATAAAGGTCGCATGAACACCTTGCGTTTTTTTAGGATCACCCATCACAGCCTCAATGTCGTCGAGGCACATCTTCTTGGCCTCCATGGCCTCCTCAAAGAGCTCGCGGAATGTGCGCTCACTGTAGAAGGTCCCGTCTGCGTCAAGGCGAGAGCGGGTCGTAACGTGCGTGGTATTATCACCCTTTGCATTAAACACGTTGACCATTACACCCTCCACGAAATCCTCCAGGCAAAGAGGCTCGCCCATAGGGATCTTCTGGTCACGGCGCGCGGCAAAGGGTGCAATAGAGCAGGGGCGGTTCGCCTTGGTGTCCCACACAACAGAACGGCAGAGTTGTGCGGCCTCGGACTTGGAATCCTCAGCGAGTACAACCCCCTGTGATTTTATAGGACTAAAATTTGACTCCTTTCCAGTCTTTATAATAACATAGGGACTACCCTCAAACTCCAGAATCTCAATAGACTGCTCTTCTGCTTGAAGCCAGGTCTTTAGATCAGCCCAGGAAGAGTACTTAGAAACCCAAGACGCAAAGGTGTTTAAAGTGGACATACGGACTGCCATTTTTGGTATGCTTAAAATCCATTTTTTTAACCATTCAATTTTAGTGTTAAATATATTGTTATTTTTGACACACTTTTTCCTAAAAAGTGTATGGTGATTTTTGACACACTTTTTCCTAAAAAGTGTATAGATGGCCGAGGTCAAAGATGTACTAAAAGAAAGTATAAACTTGCCACCTGCAGAAAATTATGGCGTTGTATCTGAAGATGAAGGGCCCGTCATTGAACTCGGTGACAGAATCAGGATTTTAGGTGGAACATATGACGGTACAAAGGGTCGTATAGTTTTGCGTACAGAGAATGAAATTCATTTAATGCCCGACGGTGTAACAAATACAGTTATAACATTTAATATTGATGAAGATGGATTTGACTCCGACTACGGTATAGAATCTATAGAAATTCTACAAAAACGTAAAAAAACTTCTCTGGTTGATATTCTAGATTTAGCACAAGGGCAAATCCTAGAAACATTCAACCCTGATGGTACAAAAGGTTTATCTTATACTATAAGTAAAGTTGATAGCGATCTTGACATTTTGACTATAAAGAATGAAATGGAACAAGAAATTGAAGTACCTTTTCGTTTTCGTGGCATACCTGATAATCTACCGTTTCGTGTAATTCGTGGAAGGCAAGCACCTGAAAAGCCATCATCTGAGCTTGAAAATGAGACTGGTGATGAAATATCTGAAGATGATGCTGATTCAGAAACTGCAGAAAGTCTAGTAGAGTATGAAGATTTTACATTCTTGGACGATGAACTAGAAGCAACCGTTCCGGCAGATGAGGAACTAGAGGGCGCTGCCGAATATTTGATTGAAATACCCAGAGCCGAACGCATATATTCAAATATAACACAAAAAAGCGAGGCGTACGTTGATCTCCTTTCTCTTTATCCACCTAATAGTCAAAAATTATACAATGTTCAAAAAAAGGCAAGGATTCTCACAGAAATATTTTTTCAGTTACGTACAGCAATTATTCGCACATCTGAAGATGGGACGCCACGGGGTATTAAACCATCTAGTATACAAACAGTTGCAGATCTTCTAGATGCACATAACATATCTATTTGTAGACCGGTTGTTAATATAGATAAAATTCTATATCATGATATTGACCCTACGTCTGAAAATGGCCCCGAAAAAGATCAACCAAAAAAATTAGACAATATTAAATTACAATTTTTTACAAAAAAAGTAATAGATTCTGTTGAGTATTTTACAAATTCTTCCGATATGGAGGGTCAAAAATTCAACGTATTTATGAATAGTTATTTGAGTAAATTTGCCGCGGTGTGGAGAGAATCCGATGGGCCAAAAACTGCATTTCAAAATGACGAAGAAGTATTTCGTCTAAAATACCCAAACAAAGAAAGTACAATTCCAGGATATGATAAATTACCTGATAAAAAAATGGCAATAACTTCTGAATTCATAGGCGAGGTCTCTATTTCTTTACAAAGGTGTTTGAAAGCCATACGTACACGCTCACAGGTAATACAATTAGGAGAAGAAGCCCCTGTACTTTCACATGTCATATTTCCTCTTAAATACGCAAATTCGTTGAATACCCTCAGACGCGAATGTCTTATTAAAGATGTAGAGACTGGAATGGCCCCCTTTTTGAGTATTTACAAAATACTAGAAAAAAACGAAATAACTGATATACCTTCGTCAAAACAACCATTTTTAATAGGGGCTGAGGGGGGTACTTTAGGCAATATCCCACTTCGTGATTATTTAAAGATATCTGGTGTAATTGCGGAAGGGCCTGGTGATTTTTGGCCATTACAGGTTATACTCGGCATGAAAGACAGAGAATGGACAATTGATCAGAAGGCTGTCTTAGATGAAATTATAGATAAAACTCACAATGCAATATATGAGATAATTTTGAGAATGCGTGAAAACCTTGCAAGACAGGTGGCACAGCCACTTGCAATCCAAGGAATTCAAATGGTTCCAGATGGGCCTACTTTAATACAAAAGATTGCAGATGAACCTCTACTGAAAGATATTCAAACGGCTATTGTGGAACAGATGCCTTCTTATACAAATTCTGATGTAGCCCTGGTTGGTCTTTTATTAAGAAATCATTCTGATTTTACAATGGCCCAACTGGCAGATCAACCTGCTGCCCTAACAAAAAACCGTATGAAATATGCTAGAGAAGAATATCTGAAGACAATTCGCAACGTACAGATGACAAAAGAACGGGCAAAAAATGCAGGCGAGCCGCCTGAGCCGATAAAGTGTCCCCACGTAAAACCACTTGCAATGATTCGTAAAATAAAAGACGCAAATACACGTCTGCCACTTTTAGCAAAATTTCTAGCCAAATTCCAGGGATCAAAGGCGGATAATTGGGTAGACTGCCGTGTAGGGGATCATCACCTTTTATGTGTCCACGAACTTCTACAAGTGTATCAATATTTGAGGCCGGGTGATACAGCCACTCTGAATAAAGATATTCAACTCACATTTGGTGGGGGCCAGTTTCAAGGCTATTATATTTGTCGCAATTGTGGTCAACCCATTAGTGAATTAGATTATGATACACACTTAGAATATGATGACGACGGTAAACCCATGATGGGTCGCGCTGATTTGGTAGATACAGATGCAATTACAATGGAAGAAATTGATGAGATTATAGGACCACTTGGAGATATTGAGGAAGATATGGTATTTGATGACAAGATGAAACAAATTATTTACACAACAGCAAAACAGATGGCAGATAAAATTGCTGCTGCTTTGAATATAAATGAATATACCATATTGGTAACAAGAGTATCTGGAGTATTACAGCAGATTCCAACAAGAGAAAGGTATATACATATTCAACAGGCTCAAAAGCGCTCTAGAAAGGGTGTAACTGCAGCAACAATCGCAGAAGAGGCTGCTATTGACTATGACATATACATAAATAAAGCTCTAGTTTGCGCGATTGGTGTTCACCTGTTATTGATAATTCAGTGCCGCAAACCTGATATTATATTGAGAGGTGTAGCAACAGGTTGCAGAAGTCTGAAGGGTCAACCACTAGAGCCCGATGGTGGTACGCAGGGGATTCAATGTATAGTAAGTTTAATTGCCTCGTTTCAAAAAGACACACCGCCGTGGAGTTTGACGCAATTCCAGGTTGAGAAAGACGACGGTATGCGGCAAAAAGCCGTTATGGATGTATTTGAGCCAATTTTACGCTCATCATTACAGGACCCTGCTATTCTACAAGCATTATCACAAAAGCGAGAATACCGTCGCAAAATACTGGGCGCGGCAGGTAAACAGGGGCGACCCGATGAGCAAATTCCTAGAAATTTTGCTCCAATACCATATGTACAAAAGCCAGAGGATTTTGTTGAAAAGGTCATTATACCCGAGGCGGCGACCATACAGGATAAAGCAGAATTGTGGGTTCGCCAGGGAAATCATCTTGCCAGAATTACAAAACTACCCAAACCAACGGCCTTTACTGAAACATCCTGTTGCTTGTCGCCAATCAATCAAATAGATGAGTATTGGAAAAAGAGCGCAGTAAGCCTTCCACAATTTGCTACACTGACGGGCTTGCCGGCACCCCCAAAAATAACAAGATCTGAACCCACAATGAAACCCTCTATAATATCACGACCTTTGCCTAATGCTCCTGAAAATAGTTATTATCGCTTATTTTTGAAGGTATGTTTTGAGGGTGAAAAAAAGGGGTATTCACACGAGTTCGGTTTGACTCATAAATGTATATGGTGTGGCCTTAGTTTACCAAAGGAAGTTGAACTCCTTACACCAGAACAAGGGCGTTCTGCAATAGAGACACAGGGTATAGACGTATCAAAAGAATCATTTGATGATCTTTTAAATGAAACACATCGTATAAATTCATTTAAGTCATTACTAATTTTGGAATTACCAGGGCAATTAAATAACTGGTCTATTTTGACAGCAATGGAACCAGAGCCTCACGAAAACTACAAAGAAATTATGTCTAAAACTCAGGATGAGTTGGCAAAATTACCTCATGATGCAAAGGATACAGAAGTTGCAATAGCCCTTTCAGATTTTTCTATATTTACTGAACAAGTTGAAGAAAAATTCAAACGCCGAATTTCTTCTCTGCAATATATGATCTTTGATAAAATAGTAGAAGATGGTCCTGAATCTATCACACGGTTTTTACAGTCTTATGTGATAGTACCTCTAAAACAATTTGTCTCAAATAAGGCCCCGTATGTAACAGTACCTAAATCGTGGGGCCTCAGTGATCAGCACAAAACCGATATAGAATCACTTATACAAACACATCGTGGGTATTTGACAAAATTTAATAAGGTGGAAATAACGCCTTGGTTAAAAGCAAAGGTGCAAACGGCTATAGCACAGACGCGGGCTATTTTAGATGCGCTAAATAAACTGCGCCCTATACAAATTCCAGGTGGTGCTGATACATATAGTTTTTTCTTACGCTTTTGTCTATATGCACCCTTGGCTAATTTTGCTGATCCGAATACACTTCCTTTAGCCGAATTTTCGGATGTAGAAGCACCCGCTTCGCAGGTTGAGCAACAGGCATTATTTCCAGCCAAATTTTTGAGTGAGATGATAGCAAGATTCAAAGGAGAAGGGTTTCACCTGACACCTGAACAGATTCGCGAGATGATAGCCGAGCGCAATGAAAAAGAGAAAGCCAATATCATCCGGAAAATGAATGTAATGTCACGAGCGGAACGTGATATTGAGAAAATGAAAATAAAACTGGGTATTGGCGAATATGCAGTTGGTGGTACAAAGCTCATCTACGCTTATGACCAGGATCGTTATGATATTGAGCGTGAGCAGCGTGCAGAGGCGGGTATTATAGATTTCCCGGGTAGAGGGCCGTATGATGAGGCTGGAGGGGATCAAAGGCAAGTCGATGGCCTCGGATATTATAGAACGGAAGGAGAGGAAGAAGGGTATATTGGTGGTAATATGATGGGCGAAATAAATGGGTTTGACGATGATAATTAATGACCCGTTTCACTACCCTGGAGTACTTAAGTTAAGTACTCCCTAAGGGTTTGCTGCGCTGAGCCAAGTACCGAAATATGACACTTAATAGGTCAGACTCGCTGCTGCGCAAAGCGAGTCTTGACATTAAGAGTGCTTGTTACTCTAAACGCTGCGCGTTTAGGACTTCGGTACTTGGCGGTAGCGGCGATTATACAAAAATAAGAAAGCGCATCACTAATTAAAGAGGGATGCGGCGACTTATTGTGGCCGGATTGGTCTATTTAACAGGAATTGCAGTTATACTGCTTTTGAAACCAGCACTTATGTTTCATGACGACGGTCGCTGGAAAGAATTCGGAATTGGCCGTGACCCCACATATTTTACATACATACCTTTTTGGCTATTTACTATTATATGGTCTATCATAGCATATTTAATTGTTATGTTACTGGAAGATTCGTTGTATATGCCTTCTGATTCAATTGAACTTCCTAGAAATAATATAAGAACCCGGAACGTAAAACAGGCTGCCGCAGTTGAAGAACTCACTCCCGGTTATTATATGTTGAATGAAGGTTCTACTGGGCGCAATGGGGTTCCACGATATGTTTATCTAGGCCCGGCTTCTGGAATGGATCTAGAGGAATAAAATTATTTAGGGCACACCTGAGCTAATCCATTCATGTACGCCTGTGTGTATAGCCCCATAAAGAATGTATAAAATGCCGCAGATAAGCCATGACGCATGTCAGGACTTATTTGTTGTACCATACCTTCTATAGGCCATTTTAGGGATGGAAAAATATAAAGCAAGAGTGCCATTGCATAGAATGGTATTGGTATCATAGGTAATCTTTCAGCCTGTGAGCCAAGTGTAACGACTCCGCAACTTAAATATTGAATCAGACAATTAAATCCAAAAGAGCCTACTACGGCAAACAGTGGTATAACTATAAGATTTATAGTCCACGTGGGAATATTCAATGGAATTTGTATGATGCGGCTATTGAAAATCAGGGCAATGATTCCTAAAAAAATAGCATATACTACTGACACAATAATACGAATATCAGATCCAACTCCGTTAGATTTAACTACTGGAACTGCTACCGAAGGACTGGGACTAGACATATCTGTTGAAAGATGTCAGTAAAATTATACCTTAAATACAAGTAATGGCATACCAATTGAACGCTAAGTTTTTTCGAAAGGCGAAAGAAGTGAAACGGGCAATTGAAATAACTGATAATCATGCTATCATTCCGGCAGTGATAGATAGCCCGGAAATCCGTGTATCTCTACCAAATCGTCGCCCAAAGACAATTGAAGAGCGTCAAGCAGTTTTGGATGCAAGATTTAATGAAATAAGTGAGATTGAAGAACAAATTGAAGTAGAACGTAAAAAACTGATAGAGTTAACAAACTTGTACAAGGTAAACCCTGTTGCCGGGGTCGCAGAAATTGTAGTGCAGAATCTAAATATTCAAAAGTTAATGGATCGCCGTAGAGGGCTTCGGTATCCTGAATCTTGGATTGAGTCAATTAGTGGATTTTCACTTGTTGATGTTTTTGCAAGTAAACGGGATGTGCGTAAACTAGAGGGAGAACTTCATCAAGTAAAGAATCGCGTAGAGCCTATACAAAGTCTCTATGTTGATCTTGGTGCATTAGGTGCTAAAGCCGCTGTGGCAGCAGAAGAAGAGGATGAAATAGAGGTAGATATGGCTTATCCTAAGGAGGTATCTGCTGCACCCCCTACGGCAGAAGAGCGGGCCAAGGGTGCCATTATTGCATCTGCAAAAAAGTCATTTAAATTGAAAAAGGCTGCATTGGGTGGAAGTGGAGTTTAATTAACCAGATAATGGATATTCTTTTAATTTATCTTCATTTTTATCACAATTTACTTCTTGTACTTTGTATCTATAACAGGCCCCATTGGGATCTTTATATACCAAGGCATCAACAGTAGTAGGATGAGGATATTTGTAAATAACCTCGTGCACTCCGCGACCGCCCATAAGAATATATGACACACCCACGGCTACACCAAATATAAATGGCATAATATGAAAAAATTTGAATAACCCCTCCATCTTATCCTATCGTTGATATAGAAGTAAAAGATGATTATCGACGCTATAAAAAGTCCAGTTTCCGGTATGATTATATCATTTTTATTTGGAATTGCTCTTATTGTGGTATTGGCACCAATATGTCGCGGAAAGGATTGTATTATAGTAAAAGCCCCACCTGTTCATGAAATAAAAGAAAGCATATACCAAATCGGAAGCAAGTGTTATAAATTTGATACGGTTCTTTTGGATTGCCCAGCTTCTGGGGTTATTGAAGCCTTTGAAAATCTACGTTAATGCGTTGATATCTCCCCGGTTTCTTTAGAAAGAACAAAAAGAATGGCTAACGCGGGGACTCTTCTTTCTGATTTAGACGGAAAGGCACCTATTGCGGGAGATGGTGATCTTGTAAAGATGATTTACCAGGATATGAATTCCGGAGGTTCAGTTGGACAAGTGCCTTTGGGTGGAATACAGAGTGGCCAAATAAACCCCATGCCTCCACCACAATCCACGCAGCACTATCAGATGGATCCAACACCCGCTACGGCGCATATTATTGGTGGTCAGCACCCAACTGCTGCAGACTTTTCACAGATGTTACAAAGTTCGGCGCCTGGTTTTCCTGCTGGGGGTGGGTGGGCCGGAGCACCTGCAAATTCAGCAAGCCAAGCACAAATTGCCGCTCAAATTGCCTCTATTCAGGCGTCTCAGGGTAAGGTATGGACTAATTGGATTACTGACGAGATGAAGGTACCTTTTTTAATTGCAATTATTGTATTTATAGTAAATCTCCAATTTCTAAGTGTTTTGGTTGCACATTATGCCCCTTGGATGTTAAAGGCCTCCGGCGACATGAATTTATACGGACAGATATCAAAGGCCTTATTGGCAGGTATAGTATTTTGGGCTTCCAATCGTATAATTCTTCCATTGTTAGGATAGAGATGCCTGTAGCCAATTCATCGCAAAAAGCCCCACCAGATTATGCTGCATATCTTACAGTCTCACTGTATGCTATTCTTGTGGCATCTAACTATAAAAAACTGTCGTGGTTTATGGTAACTCTGTCACTTGGTGTGGGTTGTTTGGTATATGCTATAGATATGCCGCTTTCCATAGCAGCAGGCTCTGCTGCTATAACACTATTAATAATAACATTTGCCATGAAAGATAAAGACGGTTTTACTTCACGCATGAATCCACTAGATATTGCTAAGCAGGTAAATTCGGGAAAAAAATCTTTCAAGTTTACTAATACCATTGAGGGATATGAAGATGTAAAATCTGAGAAGAATGAGAAACCTGCTCCTGTAAAAGAGACAACAAAAGATAATATGGCTATACCATTTAAACTTGGTGAATTACCATCACAAGTAAAAGATGGTCCTCATCTTGATGCTTCTTCTACTCTCATGAAAGCGCTCAAAAGTTTGGACCCGGATCAAATCACTGCAATGTCTAAAGATACGCAGCAACTAATTGAAACACAAAAATCATTGATGAACATGATGGGTTCTATGAAACCAATGTTGAATGACGGTAAGGAGTTGATGGAAACATTTCAGGAGATGTTCGGTAAATAAGGCGCATTTAATTTGAAAGATTGTTAGACCTTTGCTAAAAAGTGTAACAACACCTCAATTAGAATGCCTTCACGGTGTCCACCTGGAATGATTTGTTTTCCAAATGAATTTGGTATATTTTCTTGGTCATCCCTTACACTATTGTTAATATTTAGCATATCTATAGGTCTTATATTGTATTCCCAAAAAGCAAATGCTATCTACACATACATGCAGCCACAAAAGATACACAAACCAGAACGACCTATACAGATTAATGTACAGGGTTCTCATGGAGGTGATAATCGTTATAGTCGTAGCCCAGAAGCAGAACGTGTGTGGGATACCCCGCCTGATTACAGTCGTATTCCATCTGCAGAGAGACCATTTAATATCCCGACACAGGGTGTCCCAGAATCTTACCAATCTATGGGGATTATTAAAACCCCGGATGGAAAATTACTACCACTCTACGGCAGACGGTCAATTTCAAGCCGCGAACGCTATAATTATTATACTCGTACGGACACATACAATCCCATACCGATCCCCATTTATATAAAGGGTCGTGATTGTCAAGATCAGGTTGGATGCCCTGAACTTTTTAATGGAGATCGTGTAAATATGTCTGCAACAAATGAATCGGGCGAAGTGACAATTTACCGTGTAAGAGATATTATTCGTTAAGTAAAACCCCAGATTAGATTAAGAAATGTCTGAACAAACATGTGGAATAACATCTACTACTGGATTTCCTTTGAAATTAAATCGCAATATCTTTGATCCAAATTGGCTGAATACAGATGAATCTCAACGCAAAAAGATGATTTCGCCTATAGACTTTGACATCCAGTGGCCTGCGGTTAGACAAATGAAAATAAATACATATGTAGATTTGAATAATTTTAGAATTTTTGGCATAGAAGATTATACAAATAACACAACTATAACGTACGCTAAGAAAACTGATAATATAAAATACACAGCAATCCCATTTTTATCTCTTACTAAAACTCAACACCCCACTCTGATAGTTCAAGCAAGTGAAGCCACTACACAAGAAGCAATAATGGCATTTACAGTAAATACCAATCAAAAAACTATGAATCCCTCCGTACCTGATATTATTCTTTTATGTCGCCCAATAATTCTTACAAATTCAAATACAAAATTCACTGCTTCAATTAACGGTAGAACTCTTACTGTCTCAAATATTAATGGCAAAATTAATAAAAATGATTACATTAAGTTTTCTGATGACAGTGCTATTACAAGTTCACTATATATCAAATCATTTAAATCAGGTATTGGAGGCAACGGTACATATGAAATTAGTACGGAATATCTAACCCCTCAGACAAATAAATCTATGGAAGTGGTGACATCACCATTTTGGCAGGCTGTGAATATTTCCGCTTCCACCATAGATACTAATAATAAAACCAACGAGGGTACTCCACAAACTACATCTGTTAATCTATCGGAAATATATACTTATGGAGATGAGAATCAAACTTTGCAACCAATGATGACATATGAAACATGTATTCCAACAAAATTTTTGGGTACTATTAGTAATAAACTAGGCAGCGTTCTTATAAGAGTCAATGTTGTAACAAACCCCCTTATTATATATTCTCCTACAAATACTGGTACTGGAAAATGTAATAATATAAATAATTATATATTTCCATCGGCAATTACAAGAATAATACCTAATTCTTTAGGAAATAAACTACAATTTGCTAGCAATTATGCTGAAAAAGGATGGGAATTTTCAACAGGAAATGATAATAATTTACAACCTACCCCGGGTCCTCCCCCTATTACAACCTGGGTCGATGTTCAAAAAAAAATAGAATATCTTATTCCAGAATCATTACTTGGTAAATCACTGGCCGATATTGCTAACACCACAGTTGTTCCAAAAACAAAAAATAATATGGGACGCAATTTTAAATGTTATACAATTGATCCTAATAAAGATATAATAAACAATCAAATTAATATTGATCCAATTACCGGTGAGGATTTAAGCGAAACTCTAAGGCGGCAGAACGAGGAAGCGGCTGGTGGTGATCCTGCCTTGGCTGCTGCTCTCGCTGGTAATGCCGCTGCACAGAGTGGTATTATGGCTGGTGATATTGAACTTGTCATATTTTATATACTAAGTTTTATTGGACTTATACTTTGGATTGGATATTTTTTTCATCTTGCAAATAAACTGGGTGATGAAAAAGGAGACTTTTTTACACACTTATTTTATTTTATTGTAATCACAGCAATTTTAATTACTGCTGTTATATTTTTGGCCAAAAAGAAATGATTTACATATTTCTTGTCCGGCCAAGGGAAATATATAGATCCTTTATCTAGGTTAGATGGGTTCAGTAATACCATTTATATTTTGGATATTTTGTGTGGGTTTGGCTGCTTTAATTATTGGAAAAACCTTAGGAGATGACATATCTCCCTTGATTTCAGATAATAAAAAAGAAGGATTTCTAAATATGGAAGGCATTATTGAAATCACTACATGTCCACCTGGTACAAAATCATATATTATAGATACAGGTGATACATATTGCTGTGAAGGAGATGTTATTGGTAAACAATGCAATGGGCGTGATATCTGTAGTCTATCTCCCAACCCATATAAAAGTGGGATAGATTCATGTAGATCTTGGCTTGTTAAAGAATGGATAACACGGTCTAGACGATTTTGCCCAAAGTCTATGATTAATTACTTTGGAAAAATGAATAGGACTCCAGATTTTCAAGAGGGTTGCTCAGCCTCTTTACCCACATCAGACGGGGCTCAACCATCCGACATAGGGCAGCCAAAATGTAAAATTTATTCCAATTACAATGATGATATCTCCAAACAAGATAGCTGTACGAATATAAAAGAAATGGATAACCTGGTGTGCCCCACATCAAATGCAACAAAGTCTGTAATGAGTATAGGAGGCCGAGATCAGACAGGAAAAACATTCCCTCTTATTTTAAAGTGTAATTATCTGCCGCCAAATGGCAAATCAAATGGTTTACCCGTTGATTGTATGGATGATGCTAGTGTTAGAAGATATCTTTCGGTTGTACCTCAGCCTGTATCAGAAGAGTATTTAATGAATAGTGTGAGGTTCTGCGGGGCGAGCAAAGCGTATTATATTGATGGAACACTATCAAGCCCAGAGGTTCTAGATGTACCAGGTATAGTAGCACCAGTTGCCAAGATTCCTGTAGAATATGATAATGGGAAAGTCTATGCGGTCGGGGATTTAGTAATATTTAAGGGTATTATATATAAAATGGTGGAAAGTGCTGGTGCAGCAGGCTATAGGCCTGATAGGCCTGGTGATAGATTGTGGGCTAAACATAAAACAGCTTGTGTAAAAGGTATAGGAAAACCTAATAAAGATAATACTTTTACTTATTACACTCCACATGAATGCAAGTCAATTGTCGGAGGACACTATGTGGCAGGCGGGTGTTATAATTCAGTAGAAGCCGCTGAGGCTTTTAGAAAAGAAGATGAAGATCTGTTTAATTCTGCTATGAAAAGCGGAAGATATATATTAAAACCTAAAAATGACGCCGAACGAGAATCTAATAAGCAATATGACACTTTAAGGGATAAAACACTAGGTAAAAAATATATGAGGAATTATGATTGTCATACATAAGCACTCCACGGCAATCACGCATCAGCAAATTATTATACCGCCAAGTACCGAAGTTAAGTACTCCACGGTAATAAGAAATCTCATAAAACACAGGAATTTAATTCCTCTGTTTTATGATATATAAAACCCAACTTACTAAGCCGATCCATTACGATTCCCCTCAGCCAAACCCTCTGCATTCCGCATATCCTCTCCAAAGAGGTCCTGGGACTTTGAACCCAGATTCTCAGTTTGTAGGACATGTTTCTCATTTATTGATTGACCCACAGGAGAGAATTCATTATCCTCACCCTCTTTCTGGGGTGTATAATCAGCGGTCTCATAATCTTCAGATGCATACCCTCCACCTTCTAGATTTACAGTGCTTTGTGGAATTTCATAAGGGTTCATTGGGTCGCGCATTCTAGACGCCGATGATAATCCCGCAATATCATTCTGGTGATGCTGGATGTAGACCGCTAGTACTAACAAAAATACCGCCAGAGACAAATACTTATCCAGGTATACTGAGCCTAGGATCAGAAAAAGTGCAGCAAAGCGCACAGGTAATGTGTCTAGAGTGTGGCCAATGCTGTCCGAAATCTGACTTACAAATAAGAAGCCTATTAAGAGCCCTATAAGCGCTGCCATTTGTACTTTGTCTATATTTACTGCCATCTATCTACCTAATTAGCACTCTTTAAAAATTGACTCTTTGCCATCTTGCCACCCTCTGTAATCAATAGAATGACGAGTGTACTGACTACCCATGGATATGCTGTTCTCAAGTCCGACATCTCAAAGGACCTGGAGGCGAAAATCCGAAAGGAACTCACCGTGAAACCCAAGACTCAACAATCCCGGTATGCCGCCATGGCCGATACAGAGTTTCCAGTCTTTCTGGAATCTGCTACCCGACTCTATCTCCCCCGAGTCTGGGCGAAAGATACTTTGGGTCCGGCGGCATCTTCCGTAATGTCCGATGGAGTTCCGCTTCCAGAGAATCTCAAGTTCATCGGATCACCGTACGAATATCAGGAACAAATTATCAGCAAATTCTTGGCCGCCGATGCAAACGGACTAATCTGTGTTCCGTGTGGAAAGGGAAAGACTTTCATGGCGGTGGCAATTGCGTTTCGGCTGAAGCGGCGGTTCATGGTTGTGGTGGATAAGGAGTTTCTTTTGGACCAGTGGGCCGGAGAGATGCGAAACTTAATTCCGGGGATCAGGATTGGCCGGTTTCAGGCGAACAAGGCGGAAGTGGATCCCGCGGAATTTGATTGTACGATTTGTATGATTCAAACAATTGTTCAGCGGCAGATTCCGGAATCTGTTCTGCGCTCCTACGCCTTTACCATCTTTGATGAATGCCACCATCTCGGGGCCAAACATTTCAGCAAGATCCTCAGCAAGTTACAGACGAAACATATGCTGGGTCTGAGCGCCACTCCTACACGGGAAGATGGTCTCACGAAGGTCTTTGAGTGGCATCTGGGAAAGCCGGTGTACTGGGAGAAGCGTCGGGAGGCGGATGAGACTGTGAGCGTGGAGATTATGCGATTCTCCTGTGAGGACCCTGACTACGCGACCGTGCCGACAAATTTCCGGGGCGAGGTGGAATATACCAAACTCCTATCACAGGTCGTGGCATGTAACAAACGTAACCAATATATTGCTAACAAACTCAAAGACCTCATAAAAGAACCTACACGGCGTATTCTTGTATTGAGCGGTCGCGTGGGCCATCTTGAAGAATTGGAGGCACTATTGAAACCCACGGGCTGTGTTATGGGCTATTATATTGGGGGTATGAAGACTGCGGTACGAGATTTGGCTGCAGAAAAGGCGCAAATTCTGTGGGCGACCTATTCCATGGCAAGTGAAGCCATGAATATCAAGACACTTAATACGGTTTTATTGGCGAGCCCACGCAAAAATGTGGAACAAAGCACGGGTCGCGTTTTGAGGCAACGACCGGAAGAGAGATCAGTCGCACCAATCATTATAGATGTAATTGACCCTCATTCGGCATTCAATGGACAGACTCGTCAGCGTATTGCCTATTATAGGAAATGCGGCTACAAGATCAAGGATGGTCAATCGGATGATTCAGATACTGAGGTATTAGAGACCCTGGCTCAGAAGTGTAAACGCGTTGATTGCGAAATTGTGGATGACGATTAATCTATAGGTAATTAGAATGTCTCAGAATCCGATTCTGAAGGCCGGGTCGGCTTCAGATGTCATAAACAGGAATAAGGGTCGTGTGGAATATGGTAATATTCTTGGTCAGCAAATGGCAGTTGAAGCTGGTATTCTGCCTAGTGTGACTCTCCAAAAGGGTGGTGGAGGGTCGGCTTCCTCTAGAGTGGCATCCATTCTGGGATCATCTGTTGTTACGGCTGCTGAGCGTACTACGGCAGTGACAAATCTAGTGTCAAATATATCTATTAACGCTACGACGGCTGAGAGACTTTCAGCGGCCGCTCGTGGCAAGTATGGAATTACGAATGTTCCCGGTACGGCGACTGCAGCCGCTGTAGCGGCCGCTGCTCCCGTTGATTTATTCACTGCTACTGGGACTTATACTACATCTATTGCAAATGGTCGTAAATACTATATATTTACAGGCTCTGGAAGCGTTGTTGTCGGTGCAGCGGCAGCCACCGTTGAATTTTTTGCTGTTGGTGGTGGCGGTGGTGGCGGCGGTGGTTCTGGAAACCCTGGTAGCGGTGGGGGGGCAGGCGGTTTACAAACGAATTCATTAACACATGCTACTGGATCTCAACTTGTAACTATACCAGCATTGACTGCTAATGCCACTTATACAATCACAGTTGGAAATGGAGGGCAGTTTACAGGAGTGGAAAATAGTAATGGTATGCCATATATTGTTGGTATGTCTGGTTTCAATACTACATTTTCAGGCACGGGTGTAAGCATTTCAGCCACTGGTGGTGGTGGTGGAAAAGGGTCGGGTGGTGGCGGGGCTCAGAATGCAAAAGCTGGTGGTTCTGGTGGCGGTGGTGAACCTCAAGACGGCTTATCATTTCTTGGCATAGGATCTCAAGGATTTAATGGTGCAAATGCTACGCCTGGTGGTGGTGGCGGTATAGGAGGTGCCGCAACAGGTGCTACTGGAGGCATAGGCTTAACATATCCCACAGGTGGATCAATATATGGTGTGGGTGGTGGTGGTGGTGGTCAGGCTGGATCCCCCAACACTGGTAATGGTGGTAGTGGCGGTAATGCAAATGGTACGGGTGGAGGCGGTGGCTCAGGTATTTTCATCATCTCCTACCCATTTTAGATATAACCTATATCTTACAATCATAAAATCCGTCACAGAGATGTGCTGGATTTTATGATTTTCAAAAAATTATTTAACGCCTATGCGCCCTACGTGCCCTACGCGTAGCCCGCGACTTTCTGTGCCGCCGCTTTCTGCCGCCCGTCTGCGTGCAGGCCTTGCTCCACATCTGGCCATTGAGGGGCTGATTCAGAAGTACAGGCGCACCCGTAGAACCAGTCCACTGGCTCGGCGCCGTAGTGTAGCGCGCAGTGTGCTCCTCCAGAATCGGTGTAGCAGACGCAGCGATGCTGCCACCGCCGACACCGACCGCAGCACCGCCGGACTGTTTAATAAAGCCCGTGTTCATCGGATTTACGTGGTTCGGGTTGCAGTGAGAGGTGTCACGGTCAATCTGTGCAAATCCCGCGATATTTGAGGCCACGTTGTTTATATACGCACCACCCTTCATGACTCCGCCATAAGGTAAACCACCAGTCATAGAAAAAGGGATTTGCCCGGGACGCGCGGCACTCATGCAGGCATCATATTTCTCATTGACTGTATCGGGAGTACCAGCGCCGGGTAAGAGTGGGCCACCCATCGTCCAACCAGAACCTGCGCCACCACCTAACTGCTTCTTATTACGCCGGTTCTTGTTTTTCCGATTGCGATTACGATTCTTTTTGTAGGTTGACATCCCTTCTACTTCTAGACCTTAGAAATAGTTACACCATATACTCTTTTGGGAGATTCCGTGTAGCGTGTATCTAGATAATATTTTAAGGCTGGTACGAGTAGTGGTATTTCCCGAATAATTTTGCAGTAGAATTGTTTATTCAAAACGTGCTGGCAGCGACTTACGCGTGCAGTAATCGGCTCTACCGATTCAATATATACCATATAATCCTTATGACCTTGATCAAGACCGGGACATTCTTTCGATACCAAGTCTAGTAAGAATGTATATAACTGCGGCATATATTCATAAAGATATGTCATCTCTGTTGGTAAATTCTCAACTTGCGTAGTTAGAATATCTAAGGGTAATTCAGACCAATATTTTTTCAGATTTTCTATGCTATATAAACATGTCTTCCTTAACAACGGCGAACGAGACTCTTGTTTTATAATAAATTCTTCTTGCCTACAGCGCAAGCCGTCGTAATATACATGTTTCAAATCAGGCGAACTCCAGGTTTCTGCCGGCGTCAATTTATTTTCTTTTGCTTCTTTAATAAGTTCTTCTGTATAATGGCGCCGCAGATTCAATTCATATGTAAGCAGTGGAGCAAAGAGTTCTAGTAGATTCATATGATCTTCCAGAGGCATTCTGATAGAGTTAATACCCTCTGTATGATAGGCCACACCACCTTTTTCTAAAAGTTTTGAATAGATAAATTTAGAAAGTGATGGTGTATTACCAATGTAGTCTGAGTCAATCACAGAGAATTTGCCCAAGAAAAGGTTTGTAAATATATCCATTTGCCGTTTGTTATAAACATCAAGAACGCACAGATAGATGCGGTGAGAATTAGGCAGAGAATTCATGTACTCAATATTTATATCTAGGCCAGGCGAATATCCATAACAGACATAGACATCATAGCCTGGAAGACGCTGAATATCACTTTTGTTATCATGAACTATATCACCAGCCCAAAGCATTAGTTTGAGC